AACTTGAGCCTGTGCTTGAAATTTATTTGGAAATGAATTACGAAGTCGTGCATCCACTTCACTATAAAATTCATCATCTGAAGGATCAAATCCTTCGTCTTTTAACTGGGCATCAATAGCCAAAGCTGCAGCAGTCATTAGTTGGTCTTGTCCAAACCAAGAATTGTTCATCGCCCACTCAACTGCCTTTGGATCATAGTCTGCAGGATTAGGAGTTTGAACTTGTTGTCTAGCTTGTGCTTGAACAGGTTGTTCATTATTAGTTTCTAAACTTCTCTGATAATTTTCATATGTATGTTTAGTATCAGAAAGTTTACTTAATTCAAATTCAGCTTTATTGAGTAGGCGTTGTGCTGATACAATCTCATCTGCTTCGCCACCCTCTAAGGCTCTACGATATGCATTTTCAGCTAACTTAATTTGTTCTTGAAGCTTAATTTCATTTGAATCTAAATTATTTTTAAATGATGAAAGTAACTCTGTATCTTTTTGACGTAACTTACTTTCATAGTCTGAAATTCTACGTTCAAGTTCCGAGATTTTATCTTCTCGTTCTTTTCGTTGCTTAATGAGTTGTCGAATACGTTTCTGTGCACCACTAGTTTCAATACCATTTAGTTCTGGTGTTTCAGTTTTTTCTTGAACCTGTGGTTTTTCTTGTTCTTCATTTTCTTGAGCTTGTTCTTGAGGATCATCTTGCTCAAGTTCATATTCAATTTTTGTTTCTTCTTTTTCTTTTTGAGTATTTAAATTTGCCCAATCAGAAACTTCTTCTTCTTCATATTCTACAGCCTTAGATTCAGCCATTTATTTTCTCTCTTTCTCTACGCCATTGCGAAATGGTCGGTTACGCTTTAATACATACTTCTAAAATACAATACTAAAACTAGTTATACAAATTGTTAATTAGATAAGTTATAGGAAGTATCAAGATCACTGGGATCATCTACCTTCATAATAACTTGATCATCAAATAATAATAGAAGTTTTACACCACGATACTTCATTTTAACACCAGCATGTTTACCATAGCAAACGTAGTCACCTACGTTACACCACGGACCCTTTGGAAACTTATCCTTATCTTCATAAGCTAAGTCACCAAGAGCAATAACTCTTCCAACCGTTGTTAAATATGCAATATCGTCTTTCGTTGAATCGGGTAACAGAATACCGCCCCTAGTCTTTGACTTAATAGAAACTGGCCTAACTAAAATATGGAAGCCAGTTAAAGTTGGAAGATGATCTGGATCAGGAACATCTCCATCCGCAATCCATTCATCATTTTTTAAAGCTTTACTTAACTGTTGATGTAACATTGTTTTTATTTAAAATCCTCTTCATCATCAAGTTTTAATCTTTTACTAATAATATCTATTGCTATATCAATGGCATTACTTAAACCATCAGAATAACCAACTAGATACCGATATTCAGAATAATCTGAAGCTGCACCTGATGCAAGAGAATTTATAACTGCGTTTCGTTTTTCTTCGATACCCCTTCGAATATCAGACGTAATTAACATTTTAAATTACTTAGCCTTGTTACCCTTTACTGGCTTTGGAGCTTCATAGGTTTCGGCTTCATACTTGCTTAGAATACCAGTTTTGGCACGAACGGAATAATTTTCAGAAGGAACCTTACTCCAATCACCTACGTCCTTACCATTTGATTTGTATGTAAATGACATTTAATTAATCTCCTTTTTTAATTTGTTCAATATTGACTTTATTCGTTTCTTTCATTTGCTGTTCTAATAGTTTTAGAACTGCCATTCCCTTCTGTAGATTTTCATTATCCGTTGTTTTAGACAACTCTGCAAGAATTTTTAGTGCATCCTGAGTTTGCTTTAGTTGACGATCCTTAGCTTTTTCTTCTCGATTGAGAAGATTGGAAGCACCTTCTACATAGGCTTCTAGAGCAAGTTCCTTTTCTTTTAGATCAAGCTCACGAGTCTTGATAATACTTGCTGCATTTTCCTTTGCCATTTGAGATTGAAGTTTACGCTCTTCAATATCCAATCTACGACCTTCCATCATAACCATTTGTTCTTCTGGAGATGGTGGAGCTTTAGCTGCTTGTTGATTTGCTACCAATACTTGCTGTGCAGCTTGAGCCATAATCTGTTCTACGACACGAGGATCAACATTCTCTTGACCTTGCATAAGTTGACGGGTTACACCATTCATTTGTTCTTGATATTTAAGAACTGAATGCTCTTGAATATTAGCAGCTAGAATTGGAGTAATCCGTTGCATGATTGGATTGGCACCATTTACTGGGTCTTGCATATAAGCCATCTTTACTTTGATATGAGCTTCATGATCTTGACCCGGAAAAGCTCGAATTGCTAAACCTTTAGATGCAGCTAAAATATCAGATACTGGATCAAGTGGTTTTGGTTGTGGCTTTGTAGGAAGGATCAAATCAATATTTGGAATATTTGCAGAACGTAGAATTGTTTTGTGTAGCTCTTCCGTATTATACATGCCTGAAGGGGCTTGCTGGGCCATCTGGAGTGCCATCTGAGCCATCATCATCTTATGGGCGGATGATGGAATATTTGGATCGGATACTGGAATAACATCAATACGACCATCAAAATCTTTTCGCATGATATTATCTTGACCTTGAGATACATCAAATGGATAGTATTCAGGCATTGACTCGTAATTGATACGAGCTAGAATCTTTAGTTCTTCCCGTTGTGAGTGATGTAGCCGTTTATGGACTGCAGTAAAGAACTTACTTGAGGCTTCGAGTAAAGCCATTGTCGTTCCGACTGGACCATAGGAAGCTGCATCGCTAATAACCTGTTCCGTATTGTCTGCAAACTTTTGACCTGATGCCGCTACAAATTGAAGCATTTGATAAAGAGTTTGAGAAGGTTCCTTATATGGAAGTGGAACAATTGATTTACTTAGATCAAGACCTGTAGCTTCAACTTCCTTGAACTCGCCGGGAGCAATTGGATCATCGTCACCTGAAATTCGAACACCCTTAGCTCTGAAACCGGCGGGAAGGTTTGCAAACTGCCCAGCATCAATTAGACTACGCATTGCAGATGTAGCGGATGCTGTTAGATTTCCTAACATATGAATATAACCAATACCATAGAAACCAAGTGCAGGAACAAAACGATAGTGAGCAAAGAATAGCTTCTTGTTTCGTTGTGGATCATTCATATCGTAGTTTCTACGAATTGAAAGAACTGCACTGCTATCTAAATCTACAGTTACAATATAAGGTAGCGTTAGATCAGTTTCATCCTCTAAGCTTTCAATATCTAGATAGCAATGCTGTTCTAGAAGTGTGTACTGACCATCAAAGTCTGAGTTGGTGGGAGACACACCTGTAACTGCATTCATCTTTGTACGTAGTGCCGATAGTTCAGGAATCTTTGGATTATTAATTAGTTTATCGGAAGCTGCATACATGCCGCCTGAAATCTCACGCTCTAACTGAATTGGACTTTTATACAGAACCTGAGTATAACGATCTGCAGTTCGTAGGTTCATTGCAAAGTTAGAAACTACAAACTGATCAATTGGAACAAACTCACTTACTGGGCGTTGTAAACCACTATCATAGTAGACCTTCTTAAATGAAGAACCAAATAGTGGGAGATGGAAAAGCATACGTTCCATCTCATCGAAGTATTCAGGCATAAGTTCTGTAAGTTGATAGTTCATGTATTCTTTGACACGAACTGCTTGTTCTTCTTTTTCTGGAGTTGTCTTACCTACAACCTGAGTTTTTACTGGACCGCCAGCAGGGAATAGTTCTTGAATTGCTTTTGACTGAAATGAAACTGCTGATTCAATTAAAAGTGGATGGACTGCAGTACATGCACCTTGAAATGGTTCATTGGTTTCTTCTAGCTTTAAACCTAGTAGATCAAGACCATTGGTAAACATTTGTTCCCATTCTAGACGGGATTCTAAATCTGCCTCATAGGCTTTGATAACTTGATCTGCAATATAATCTTGAGTATCTTGATCTAATTCTTCGACTAGGTTTCTGTAAAATCCAGTTGGATTGCTGTAGTTAATTTCAGGATTGTCACCCTCTTCTACATTAAACTCAACCATGATGCTGCCGTCAGTATTATCAAATTCCATACGTGTTTCAGTAGATACATCGGGATCACTTGAAACAGCTAACTCTATAACATTGCTGTCATTCATCATGTTATTTTGAAATGGGTTTCTTTCTACAGCCAATTGATTTCCCCTTTTTTTATAAAATAAGGTAACTTAAAAAAATATGTATGTTTAAAGTATAGTAAAAAAATAGAAATTACACAAGTTCTACTTAAACTCGCCAGTATGCACGTTTTCTTTTTTTGTATGTATTACTATATTGGAAATCATCATTGGCTGCATCTTCTGGATGAATTAAGTTCCAACTGTCTCGCATATAAATAATAGCCATTGTCATGCAGTCAACCATATCGTCATGGGCTGCATTGGGAAACTGAATTGCTTCATCGTACAAAGCTTCAGCCCATTCCGTGTTTGGTATCCAAACTTTTCCAGCTTCCATAAATGGAGATGCGGCGTAGACCCGTGATACCTTATCTCTATCTGGCATATACTCTAAAACTGGAATGCGTGTTCTTCTCATATCCTGTATGAGAGACTGTCCACTTGCTTTCTTTTCAATGACACAAACATCTGGATTGTATTCCTTATACATATCCTGTGCCAATCGTCGTAACTCTGGGTATTCAAATTTAC